ATGGTACCAGTGCCGATGGTGATGCTCACTGCACGAGGGCAGTCGAGCTGGATCACGCTCACGCCAGATGCAGTCGTTGCAGCGGTCGTGCCGGTGCCTGCAGCCAGTGTTGCGTTACCGCCGCCAGTGTATGTGGCTGCAGTAGAGATGTTGTTGGTTTGCTTGGTCAAAGGCACCACGTCCCAGACGTAGATGCGGCCAAGAGGGCCTACGCCTTCAGACATAGGGGAGGAATTACCTAGGTTCATGCCCATGTAAGTTGGGGCAGGTCCTAGAAACAGATCATCAGAATATTGAGGCATTTTGTCTTCTCCTTGAAAAGCTTGACAAGTTAAAAAAGTGAAAGCAAGGGGACCGAAGCCCCCTTCCTTTTTTACAGACCAGGAGTACCGTAAACAGTACGCCAGTCAGTCCAACCAGGGATGTAACGCTCGGTTGCTTTGTAGCGCATAGAGTCGGTTTCGAAATCACCTTCCATGCTCTTCTCAAGCTTACGACGCATCATCAACTGGAGACCAACCTTGGCATCGGTCTGAACCCACCAAGCAGTGGTAGAAGTCAGACGAGACAAGTTGGCTTGGCCACCGCCGAGCATACCCATCGACTTGATCGGGTTGATGTCGTTGTTGCCAGTGCCTGCGCGCAGGACGGACTTCAACAGCACTTCACCTTGGAAGACGTTGGAAGGGCTCAACACAAGCTTCTCAGGAGTCAAGCGGATACGCTTGCCGTTGTTGTCAATGGCGTTGCGGATCTGAATGAGCATCTGCTCAAGCGAGGTTTGCGAGAGGTTGGCCGCAGTGGTCAACAGGTTGCTTGCAGTGCCTGCAGCGATCGGGTGGTTGCTAGCAACCAACTGAACGCCGTCACCACCTGCATACGAGCCGTTGAAGGCGCGGTTCAGGATGTTGGCACACAAGGTTTCTTTGGTTTCGATCAAGGACTGAGCCAAGTGCTTGGCGTAAGTCTGGCCGATCGAGATGTGGTCGCCGTCTTCCACGAGGACCTTGGTCAAGGCGAAAGCCAGACCATAGACCTTGTAGACGTAACGTGCATTGAACAGGACGCCACCAGATTGGTAGGTCACTGGCATGCCGTCAGGCAACTCAGGTGCCGCACCGAAACCGTACAGGACGGGTTCTTCGTGGTAGTTACGAGGGATACCTTGGCGCTCTTTGAACACCTGTTTCCATTCGTCTGCACGTTGATCATACAAGCCATCAAACTCTTCGTTCAGGATGGGCTCAACAATGGACCGAAAGTCCGTACTGCGCATTGGGACAGCCATTTTTTAGCCTCCTTAGTAAGCGTTGATGTCCGCAACGTCCTGATGCTGAGAGATCTGGACTTGGACGATTGTGTAAGCATCACCCCATGCGTTGTCAGGACCCGGCGTAATGCCGATGACACGCATTTGAGCGACGGACCCGGAAGACACCACAGAGGCAGTGTCCAACACAGCTTGGCTCAAGCCGACGGTAGTGTTACCGGCAGTGATCGAACCGAAGTCATATTGGTTGCCAATGTTGCTGATGTTCACAGAGCCGTTTGCTTGGATCTGATAAACAATAGCAGGATCGCGTGTGATGTACGCGGTCACATCGGTGGCGGGAGTGTTCGCAATGAACTTGTTGGAAACACGACGGCGGCCATCGCTGTCAGTGAATTCAACACCCATGAAAGTGCCGACGAAAGCGTTGCCGACAGTGGCAGGAGTCACAACACCAGTGGACGTGTTAATCGCCACGGGTTGGTATTGCAACAGCGTCACAGCAGCGTTGTTCGCCAGCGTAAAGGCTGCGGGACGGACAAAACCACTTGCGTGGTAGACCGGCTGCAGACCAAACGGTGCGCTAGAAGTTGACATGTTTTATTCCTCTTGAGAGAAAGTTGTGGACCGATCAGAGCTCTTCAAATTGGGCTCGACCAGGGTTTTCGCGCAATGCTGCGATACCATCACCTTCAATCACACGGCCGCCTGCGGCTGCTGCACTCTCTTTGATGCTGTCCAGGACTGCTGTAAGCTTCTCATCTTCACGTGCAGGAGCGTCATGGTGAGCTTCTTGCATGAATCGTGAATAGAGTGCCATGGGCAGCTTGAAAGCGAGCATCTCATTGACACCAATAAACCCTTGCCATTCGCCTGTCTTAATGGTTACGTATTCCCAGCCAGGCACGTCTTCGGCTTTAATAGGTTCATAACCCAACCGGATCCGTTGCTGAATGGAGTCGCGGGGGTTAGTGGTGGTCAACCAGCATGTGTGAAAGCCAGGGATCTTTGGTAGATCTGGCAATGCGTCTTGGAAAAATTGAGATCTAAACATCTCAACACGATCATCGTCGCTAATCGCACGTTCTTCAGTCACCTTGCGTTCGGTGGCTCCACGAGATTGGCGGACAAGATCAGGGGATTTTTTCAATCGTTCGTCGTTCATTTTCTCACTCCTTTCAGCGAGTTGAATTGTGTTCACGGTCCCACTTCGCATACTGTTTCAAGTAGCGTTGACGTAGGACTGCATCTTCCCAAACACCAGCATCGATCATGGCTTGCTTTCGTTCGGGGGAGATATAGACTTCACGGCGGGAAGACTGCGGAGCGTGGTCCCTGCTGGAACCAACGGGCGGACCTCTACGCTGTCCGCGGCGATCGTCGTCTTGACTGTCGTCATAGTTACCGCCTCCTTTGATGTCTGGCAATCGCTTGGCCACTCGCTTGTCCAGCTCGCGCCAATATGCCTCTGTTTTTGGATTATAGCCAGATTCTACAAGAGACTGATCTATTGCCAGCACGATCTTCGACGCCTCGTCACCGCCGTTGGGGTCATACCAGCTGTTTCGTGACACCCAGTCTTGAGCAAAGCTCGCGATCTCGGGGTCAGGACCAGGGGCCTGGGTTTGAACCTGCTGAGACTGCTGGTGCAGTTTCTGGGCGGCTTCGTTGTGCTGGTGCTTGTGAACCTGAAGTTGCTGCACCTTCTGCATGGCCGCGTCGCGGATGCGCATGGCTTTGGCTGCATCTTCACCGTTTCCGGCTTCAATGGCCTGGGCCATGATTCTTTCTGCGGCCTTAACTTCGGCTATGGTATCCGCAATCCGAGCATCGATGCCTTGGATCGTGTTCGCCACGGTCGTCTTCTCGACTTGGAACATGCGCTTCTCGAGCGCCTCATTCCGTTGCCTCAGGAAGTTGAGCTCGGTCTTGTCTCGCTCAATTGCCTGTTTTCTACGCGCTGCGCGTTCGGCTTTTTCCTCGCGACGCTTGCGACGTAGTTCTTCGCGGTCCTCATTGTCTTCTGAGAGACGCGCGTCCTCGTTCTGGTCGTCGTCTTCGTCCTCATCGTGGTCAGAACCTTTGGGGTCCTTGGTCTCGACTGGGATAAACTCGACTTCCTGAGGCTTGCCGCCTTTTTGGTCCTCATCATCTTCGATGAGCATGTTTTCACCTGCCATTGCCTGCTCCTTTCAGCAGTTAGATAAACGCTCTGATCGCTGTGGGATCTCCAGTGACTTTGGCAAGAATGTCTAGGTCATTGAACATCACAAATTCGATCTCCTCATCGCCAGACCGTACGGTCCAACGATCGCCGCCATATTTAGGTGCGCGGACAAATGCACCAACTTCGCACCAGGAGCCTTCGGGCCAAGGTTCCATAGTGTTCCGGTTCTTGTAAGCCAATGAGCCGATTGCCACAACCTTGGCGATCTGGGTATTGCTGGCTTCTGTCTTTCGTGCTTCTTCCGGGATGTAGATGCCGCCAGCCGTCTGGTTCTTGGCTTTGCGGACCTGAACGATCACGCGTGAACCCAGGGGTTCGTGACCGCAGTCTACTGCTGGGAAGGCCTCGTCCAATGAGGCGTAAGTGAAGGACATGGGGGTTTCAAGTAGCATTCGCTTCTCCGTATGCTGGGGTTAAAGATCTCGGGTTTGAACATCGGTATCTCGGACGACCTGCTCAATCAGCTGGATGGCTCGGTCAAGGCCGGCGTAGACGCCCTGACGGTGGCCATATTCGAAGCTGATGTCCTTGCCTTCGCCTGGACGGACCTTGATGGCTTCAGCAGCCACCTTGTCCTTTTCGGCTTTGATCGTCGAGATGAACTTGGCGAGCATTACTTCTTGTCGCCGTTGGTCTTCTGGACCTGCATCTTAGGCATGGTCTTGTAGTCAGCCTTGGGAAGGCCGGGGGTTGGTGCAGGGTCTTTGCCGCTGCCTTCCATGGACTTGGGGTAAGCCTTGCCCATGGCCATCTGTTTGTGCAGACTGATTGCTTCCATGATTGCTCCTTAAGGACGGGGTGAGGGGTTGATACCAGTGCCTGTTGAGACACCGATTCTTTCGCCAGTCGTGACCTCGAGGGCCGCGAGCTGTTTGGCTGTTTGGTTGTCGGACTCGTTCATCTCCAAGCGAGCCTGGATCTGGGCGCGAGTACGTTCGTCTTCGGCTTGCTGACGCAGCATCTCGCGTTGGAGTTCGGCCTGCAACTCTTGGATGCGGCCTTGAATCTCCATCTGCTTCTCTTGGCCACGGGCTTGGATGTCGGCTTGCTTGAGCTGAGCATCTTGGGCCAGTTTGGCTTGCTGAGTCTGAGCCGTTGCCTGATCCTTGGCCTGCTGGTTTTGCAACTGCTGCTGAGCGATCTGGACGGACGGATCCTGTGGAGGAGGCGGCTGCATCTGCTGCAAGGTCTGAATGGCTTGCTCGATGATCTGCGGGATCTGGCCGAATGCCTCTTGGCTTTGCTTCGTGACGATCTGGCTGGTTGTGGCCAGCAGTTTGTCGAGCGATTGCTTCTCTTCGGTGGTCGCGTCCTTTTGGATCTCGCCAATGTCAACTTGCGCAGCATCCGATGCTTCTTGGTAGATCTGCGTCGCGTACCAGAGGACCATGTGCTCCTTGATGTGGTCAAGCATCATGGGAATGAATGCTGGGCCAATGGCCTTGTTGTTGCCGAACATCGGGTTGGTCAAAAAGTCCAAGTGGACCTGCAGGTGAGCCAAGTGATCTTGCTCAGGGAACGCTACGACAGGACGACGCATCGTCATCGCAATGTTCTCGTTGACCGCATTCAGCTCCAATGGCTTCGGTGCAGGCAGCAAGAGGTCCTTGCCTTGAGGAACCTTCAGGCGCTCAAGGAACATGATCTCAACCTTGCGAAGGTCGTACAGCTGCGGCATCTCCTTGGCACGCTGCATCACGGCTTGCACTTGGGCAAATCGTTGGGCTTCGCTGAAGATGTTGGGGTCGCTGACTGGCACGACGTTCATCGGGCCTTCGAAGTCGCTGCGCTTGACCAGCAGCTCGCCGGTCTCGTCAAACACCTCTTCTTCGGTCAGGTAGGTCTTGTTCAGGCGGAACAGCAGCTTCAGCACACGGCCCATGGAGTCATGTAGACGTGCATGGATCGCTGAGAACACCACCATGCCTTGCTCGATGCGAGCCAAGGTGGTTCCGACTGGTGTGTTGGCGTTGTTGTCGGCCAGTTCTTCAAACGTGGTGCGAACGACGTTTTGGCTGGCATCAACCAAGAAGCCAAGCAACTGGAACAAGACTGCGCTTGGTGGGTTGTAAGGCATCGGCATGAGCATCTTGCGGATGTCATCTTGGCCAAACGAACCTTCGATCTCCTTGACTTCGGTCGGATCAACACGATCTGTCTGACCACCAGTTCCCGACTTGAGTTTCAGCAGGCCAGGGAAGTTGTTGATGTGGGCAGAGTCAAGCAGAGCACGCAAAGCGCCTGTTGCAGCGGCACTTAGACCGCCAATCATGTGGGTCAGGCCGATCGGGTAAGCACCACGCCAAGGCACGAATGGGAATTCAACGATCCACTGCAGTTCTTCCTTGGTCTCGTCGTCTTCAGCCCAGTTGCGATAGATGCTGAGCACTGACTGCGTTGCTTTGTCCAAGCTGATGATGTACGGAGCCAAGCCGTATTCGTCACCGAAGTCATGGATGATGTAGCATTCAAAGACGGTGCGCAGACCATCGATGTTGTAGCTGTCAGACTGGCGACCTTCGATCTTGTTGTTTGCTGTCTCGGCCTTTGATTCGTCAGGAGGCAACGGACTGGACATGAGGTCCACGTCCATGTACATGCCTGACTCAACACGCTTCTGATATTCGATGCGCGTGATGTACTGCACATGAGTCTTGCGCTCAGACGAATAGAAGTTGGTGGCTGCAAAAGGCAAGTAGATGTCATCGATCGCAATGAACATCGGCAGCGGACGCTTCTTGTTCGCATCCCACGTGATCTTGAGGTACTGACCACCGCCCAAAGGCAGCTGTGTGGACAGTTGTTCAAGCTCGGACCTGAACTCAGGCATCTGCTGAGTCATCTGCCAATTCATGAACTTGACAAGACGCTCGGCTTTTTGTTGTTTGTCCAGGGTGACTTCACCAATGATCTTGTCTTTGGCTGGTCCATCAGGTGGGAAGAGTTCCTTCATGACGCGTGCTGAGAAGTCCACGCATCCTTGAGTCAGCATTGGGTGCACGACCTTGCTGGCTCCAGTGAACGATGCGCCGCCTGGGGCATCATCACCAAGACCTGTACGACGCAGGCCTTCTTCGTATTGTTCATCACGCTTCTTGCGTGCTTCTTTGTCTTTTTCTAGGATGTCACACAGTTCAGAGCCAAGGTTTGCCAGCTCCCAACTGGGCATCGTCTCAGCCAGGTTGGCATAGAACTCGGATTCGGCTGGAGTTGGTGAGTCATCAAGCGTGACCATCGCGCCACCGTCATCGGTGTCACGGACCTTGGAGTCATCTTCGACCTCGTACATCTCCCCGTATTCTTGTTCGTTTTCAGCCATTCAATGCTCCGGTTAGATCGCGTAAGGGTTCACAAGCTTAGGCTTGCTGTCCCGCTCAATTTTGTCTGGCACTTTCCTAGTGACTGACAGACTGTTGCGATCAGCAAGCAACCTGAGTGCTTGAGTCGTTGAATCAACAAAGTCGTCATGCTTGATGGATCCTTCACCATGGAAACTGCACAGCTGCGAGATTAAAGGGTCAGCCCAGGAACGTGGGTTCCCAGGCCGTTTATCAGATTCTACAACCCAAACGAATCCGTGTGCAAATAAATGTGAGACCGCGTGGAGTCGCTGCAGCTTATCCGCACGGCCCGGATTGTATGGGTACGCCAGGATGTCCTCACGGGCCAACATCTGACGCAGGCTGATGCCCGATCCTTTGTCCTCGATGATCATGAGGTCAGGCGCTTTGCCGCCGAACATCGATTGTTTGGGCCCGATCAACGGCTTGATCATCGGCCTGAAGTCCTCGTCGCCATAGCGGACTTGCCATTCCTTTTTGACCCGTTCGATCAAGGCCGGCAGGCCCAGGTGGTCTTGCCAGCAGTCAAGCAGGATGAAGGCCGGCTTCTTGTCATGGCGAAACACACCCCAGACCGAGCAGGCCGTGGGGTCAGGATCGTGGCTCTTGCGGTCCAGCGACTTCTCCGTGAACGCAGTGTCAAGGCTCATGACGATGTATTCAAGGGCTGGCAGCGGCTTGTCAGCTGGCCAGAGTTTGAACCAGCTGCGCTTGATGATGCCGGTCTCTTCTGGATCGATGACCTCGGCGTGGATCTCTTGGCGACCAAGCTGCGTGCCTTCGTACTGTGTGATCTCGTTCAGGAAGGACTTGGCCAAGTTTGCGGCGTTGTCGTACGTCGACCCGCGTGTCACGTGGATCCGGCTGTTCTTCTTGGTGGCGTCTTTGAGCAGCTTGCGGACCAGCTCAATGGGCTTCGGAGTCGTGGTGATGATGACCCGTGGATCATCGCCCAAGCGCAGACCGAACCGCATCATGTCCCAGGTCTCATCGACGTATTGCCAAGCAGCCAGCTCATCGCACCAGACGCGGTGGAACTGAGGACCACGCAGACGGCTTGGTTCCTCTGCTGAGAAGCCACGGATCGATGACCCATTCTTCAGGGTGATCTCGCCGATGGACCTGTTGTAGTTGTCAATCAGGTAGTGAGGGATGACCCCCATGAGCCCCGATTCGCCCTCAAAGCAAACGCCCCGGATGTCAGCAGACGTTGGTGCAATGACCCCGCAGCGGACGCCTGGGTTGTCGGCTGCATAGTTGCCAATGTCCTCGGCTCCGGTTCTGGTCTTGCCAAAACCACGTCCTGCGAGGATTAGCCAGATGCCCCAGTCTCCAGGCGGCGTGAGCTGTTGTTCACGAGCCGTGGCTTTCCACTTCAGCTTCCAGGCGATGTGCGCCAGGTCCTCCAGTTCCAGGACCGACAGGTTCGACTGGATGGCTGTGAGTTCGGCTTGTGTGAGGATCATTTGCCGCCAGCGTTCAGCTTGCCAATCAGCTCAGTGATCTGGCCAACGAGCTCGAGCCTTGCTTCGATCGGTCCGCCGTCAGGTCCAGTGATCTCGACCGACTTCTTCTTGGCGTGTCCATACTGCACCAGCTCCTTGAGACAGTCTTTGCGCACCAACAGATCATGGTTGGGATCGAAAGCCATCTCTGCCAATGCCTCGAGGGGATCTCCATGCTTCTCGACGATCTTGTCGAAGATCTCCTGACGCTGGATGTTGCGCTTGTTGACGCTGCCTTTTGGTCGACCAGCGCCGGGAACCTTCTCGCCTTTCTTGAAAGCCATGTTCAGCACTCCTTGTATTTTCTTCCTGTTATTCTATTACGGACTGCGAAAGCACGTAAACTGGCGAGCCCAAATTCCCTATAGTATGTTTTCTAGACCATAACAGAGTGTATCAATACAACTAACTATCTATTTTCTAATCGCTCGTTCGTCTCTAAATCTCGCGTCTGAAAAAAGGTTGTATCAATACACTCTGTTTTGGCTCTAAAAATCATCTATAGCTTTTTTGATCCCCCTGGCTCCCCGGACATAGCATAACTTGCACAGATTGCTATATAATCTAACTCCAACCACTCAGAAAGGAGAAAGCACGTGACTTTAGAAGACTTGAACCAGATAAAGAGCCTCATCAGTGGCCTTCGATTCATGCAGGCAGCTAGCCTTGTTGAGTCAGGGTTGAATGAGAACAAACAGGCGATTGCCTACATGAGCAACTTGGCCCGTCTTTCGCGGGTTGTGGAGCAGGAAATCAAGGAGAAAACATCATGAGCCGACCAATCGAAGCAACATCCCCTCTTGACCTCGACACAGTCAAGATCATCGTCTGGGCCAGCGAGTATGGCACAGGGCAGCCGAACATCAGTCGCTTGTACGACAAGGAAGCCGAGGATGGCTTGGACCTTAGTCGTGGCACCTTCTTCAATGCCGTCAAGGGTCGGAAGGTCACGCAGCATGTGATCGACAAGATCGATGAGTTGATCGCCATCAGGGGCTGGAGGGCCAAGTGGCTTGAGCATTGCCGCGAAGAGCACAAGAAGCGTGTCATCCGCGCTTTCGAGAGTCCTCCGGCTTTTTGCTCGGTGTGCGGACACGGCTGTCCCAATTGCGGTACGGCTAAGTCCGAGCAGCGTCGGAAGGCCGTCTTCGGCTACCTCAAGATGGATCCGGTAGACCTTGGCTGCAAGGTTCGCGACCACGAGGAATAAAAAAAGAGGGCTCTGAGGCCCTCTTAAACTTTGGCTACCGGCAACTGCTAATTTCCCGGTGATTTCATTGTAGCGTCTCTCAAGGCAGACGTGAGGACTTCTACGTCCATCTTCAGCTTCTTGTTCTCCAGTTCCAGGTTGGCCACCATCATGTCCAGTTCCCTGGCATCTGTCGAGATGTTTTGGCCGCGTAGATCTTGCAGTTCGGCGATCAGTCCGTCCAGATCTTTCTTCTTGACCACCACGTAGTCGTCAAGGGCATTCAGGTCCGTGTTGATGGGTTCTTGGGCCTTGCGGCCGAGTACCTTGTTGATCCATTCTTTCATAGTGGTGCCTCCGGTAGTTGTTGACGTTGCTTGCGCTCGTATTCTTGCTTCTGTTTAGGGGTCCATGGCACGGGGCCAGTGGGCGGTGGAAAGGGCCATGTGTTCATTGGTCTACTCCAAAGTGGTTTTGGGAGACTGGCGGCATGCGCCTCCAGACTTCCTTGGCTGATTTGATGCTGTCGCGTCTGGCATACCGATACGATTCGAACCGCATCCATTCGCCGTCTTGCCATTCACGTCCGCAGCGGATGCAGGTACTGGCCCAACCATACCACGGCGTGAAGAACTCCAGCAAGCGTGTCCTCTTCTTGCAGTCAGGGCAGACGCAGGCAACAGCCCGCTTGGCCGTGGACCTTGGTGCATGGACGTGTACGTAGGTCATGTGTTCTTCTCCTTTAGTTTGGCTTCGATGGCTCTGGCGTGGTCGCGCTCAGATTGACCCCAATCACATTCGTCAATTTCCTCATCTGTCAGCCCAACCCATTCATGCTTTGCATACAAAGGCACGTCGTCTAAAAACGGGCGGTGAGAAGTCAAGGTAGTCGTAACTGACCCGCCTTCTTGCAGTTCCTTGAACCGCGTCTTGTCAATCCAGCAGACTTCATTCATCTTCGTCCTCCTCCTCAGGTGGTTCATCAAGCACTTCGGCTTCACAGCATGGGCTGACCTCCACGAGCTGGATGTCGACCCCCTTGGCTCCCCAATACTCGTAGCAGCCGATCCCTTCGTCGATGATCATGGCCGTGCAGGCCTCTCCGCAGTCGGCGCAATAGCCAGACTTGCGGTCGTCATCGGGGTAGGGGTCTGGGTCGTAGTCGTCAGAATGGTGGTGGCTCATTTGGTTTGCTCCTTATTCCCCCTATCCCCAGCCATGCCTTCTCGATGGCCAGTTCCAGTGGGTCGATCGTCTCGCCTGCCCGTGCCGCCACAAAGTACATCGACAACGGGTTGGCTTCGCAGCATGGGCTGCCCGGCCTGTGCGGGTAGTGGTACCCTGAGCATGTGCAGGGCTTCTTGTGGCCAGTGGCCTTCATGTGTTCCATCAAGCTCTTCCATGAGGCTCTGGTGGTCCTGCAGACTGGGCATCTTGGCATCCTCAATCTGCCTTTTACGCCAGCCCGTCATACGGCACCCCACAGACCTTGGCCATGTAGGCAACGTAGAGCTGGTCAGGGGTGTCATACTGCTTGTCATCACCATCGATGAAGAAGGCGACAGTCGCAGGCTTCCAGCCGCTATAGATGTTGCCCTTGACTTTTTGCTCAGTGACAACTTCCTTCTGAATCCCCAGCTCCTCGTTGCGATGCAGGCGATGGGCTCCCCAGTCATAGCGAACCCCCATGGTGTACTGCAGCGGCTTGGCGCAGAACTCCTCGTATGTCAACTCAGGTCGGGTTGGTTTGCTTTTCATCTTTTTTCACCTCCTCAGTGGGATCCTTTTCAGCGATCAGTTGGCCATCAAGCGTGAACACTTGGGTCACGGTGCGGAAGGGATCCTCATCGGTCCCCTTGCCGCGTGTAGGAAAGGCAAGGATCACTTGCACGACGCGTGGATTACTCATCTGAAGTCTCCAATTCAATTGGTGTGCATTCAAGGTTAGGGAAAGCCTCATCAACGTCTTTGACCATCATGAAGCCATCAGTCAATCCTGGGATCTCAAACATCCCAAAGTAGGCATCAAGCCATCGGCACTTCTTGCGACCAACTGGAAAGTCAGCATAGAACTCTGCCTTGTCAAAGCCATTCTTCTCAGCCCATTTTTGACATTGGTACAAGTTCATGTCAGCTCCTCCTCAAAGTGACGCTCAAGGCCATGCGCGCGGACAAAGCCCATGTAGTCATAGTCAGTGATGCCAACGCCTCGGCTACTGATGACGGCAGTCGTGAACAGCATGGCAATCCATGCGGCCTCTTGACCGGTCATGTCATCCTTGGGGACGAAGCGGTAGTACTTCTCGCCCTCGTAGACCTTGATGTCGCCAACCGGCATCTTGCTTGCAAAGGTCACCGTCTTGCCGGCTGCTTGAGCCAAGTCCTCTGCAGTGGTGCCGTTAAATCCGTGTTCAGGTGTACTCATGTCAATTTCCTTCAGTAGTTTCCAAGTGCTCCAAGCGAGCCATAAAAATCCGGCTGCTGCCAGCCAGTGCGTGTGGAGGATCCAACCGTCAGCCAAGACAGCGACCCATCCAAGTCCGTTCAAGACACCGTATTGGAAGACATTCATCGCCGGATGAAGATGCATTCGTTCTGGTGTCGGACCCCTTTGGAGTCCACGTAAGTCTCGCCGCAACCGGCAGCCCATTCAGCTACCATCACAACCAAGAAGCCCATCAGAGC